TCACTACCTTGCACAATACCGCCAGTTGTGCTATGGTTATTCCGTCGTGTGACGAAAAAGGGATGATTATCATCCCTTCTGGTGGTACGGTAAAAGTCCTAAGAACCCCGGAAGGGTACAGGAATTTGGAGGAGTGATGAAGTGAAGCAGAAGCAGTTTCAAAACAGGGCAGTCCGTCCGTTAACAGATGAGGAACGGGACCGTATGGCACAGCATACCGGAATTGCCTATAAATACATGCCAAACAAAAATTACACAGAGGACGAACAGCAATTGGCATGGATTGCAATTATCAACAATTGGACCCGGAATAGGGAAAGGCACATGTCCGTGAAGGATGTCACCTTTGTCGGCCAGAGTGCCAGGTTCCGGGCATTCCGGGCGAAATGTAAACCGAAATCAACTTTCAATTTGAATCGGTGTTTATCGATTCATGGGACCGGGGAAGATGACGAGGTCTACCCGCTCACAAACCTGCCCAGGAGCGATGAAATCGCTGAGAGGGATGATGAACTAACACTTCTCAGGAAATGCTACGGATGCCTTTCCGAGCGTGAAAAAGAGATTGTAAGACTGCACAATCTCGGATACAATCACAGAGAGATCGGGGACCGAATCGGCCTGTCAAAGGGCCGGGTTGGCCAAGTGTTTTCCCAGATCATTTTGATTCTCAAGGAAGCACTTGAAAAGGAAATGGCTAATGTCGAATAACACACAATTACTGCATGACAATGTGCCTCTGATCTACAAAATCATGCACAAGTGTGGCATGTCGCACAATGACTGCATGGGTGACATGGGGCAATTTATCTGGCTTCAACTGTGTAAGTATGTTCATAACTACAACCCAGCGAAAGGAACCCTCGGGACATGGGCCGGTTGGCAGGTATGGGCCGCCAGGATAGCCTACCTAGAGAAAAACAAGGAGTACAAGGAAAAAACAAGGAATACCAAGACTATCGGTGAATTTTACGATACCAACGATTACGACTCAAGGCGTGACTTCCTTGAGCATGACAAAATACTTTCCACCATGGATACACTGTTGAAATCAAATCATGGTGGGGTATCCCACCGTGAAGTGATGCGATTGTGCTTGGAGCAGGAAATGCCTTACAGGGCCATTGCAAAACAATTGGGTGTCAGTAAGGCCAGGGTTGGCATGATCATTGAATTGTCAAAAGCAAAGCTTCGTGAAGCATTGAATGAAAAGGAGGAATTGTGTGAATCAGGAAGAGTTCGCTGAGATTGAAAGGATTTATGGTAAAGCTTATAAAATTGGAACACACTGGGAGGATTGTTGGAAATACCATATGTGGTGTGCAATAACAAAGCTAATTAAAGGATATGAGGAATTAAGAAAGGAGTGCGAGCAATGAGTGAACCAGTATTGTGTTTTATTAAAGACAACACAGCGTATTTCACTACGCAAGAATTGACCAAACAAACTGGAGATGATTGGGATGATGCTCCGTATGAGCATAATGCCGAACCTCCATACGAACCTTCTATGCAATACTTTGCGGATGGCAGGAAGGAAAAAATAAAGAGAGACTGGAATGAGGATGGAACACCAAAATGGGAAATAGTAAAAGTGATGTTTGAAAGTGAGTTGATAACTCCAGCACAATGGTATCACAATAATATGATGTACAGCGTTGAGCAAATTAACGCAAAGTATGTTCCATGGTTGGCAACACCTCCTTACATGGTTTCCAACAAAATAGTCATACACGCTGGCACAACCATTACGGAATTTAAAAGATTGATCAAGGCTTCCGGTGGTAAAATCTATGTGGAGGAAAAAGAATGATTAAAGACAGTACCCCTGAAATAACTAATTTTGAGTCCTTTTTGGAGGATTTAAAATGGCGCATCGTCCGGCGGGAGAATGATTGAGTGATCATTGAGCGAGTCGAAACTGGGGAACAAATTAAGATACAGGAGATAAGCAATGAAAACTAAACAAGTGATCATCTAAAATTCAAATAAGGAGGATGGGAAATGAGACTTTTCAAAGATGTTTATAACTATGAGATTTATTTGGACACAGCTCCAATTGAGCATGTGCATATAATTATAAATAGCGCAGGAGTGTTAAATCAAATATTGGTTACCCATGCTACAGCCAGGAAAATTGCAAACCATATGCTCAAACTCGCTGACAAAGCTCAGGCTAATAGGAAAAAGGAGGTAAACAATGAGTGAAGTACCGATGTTTATATGGGTAAGTATTGCGTTGTACATACTGATAGGCTGCTTAGACCAATTAGGATCAATTGCAGCCAATGCAAAGATACTTAGCATAATGGACAATATGAAGAAAGACGAGGAACAAAGTGAGTGACACAGTCATTACCGCTGAAGTAATCAAGGACAGTCTGAATGTGGATTTTGGGTCTAGGCTTACCACATTGGTTATTCATTTTCCTAGGGTAATACTCCACCAAGTATTGACCCATAGGATGTTCAGTAGGAATACAAGTTCATCCAGAGCCATTCCAACGAAAAAGCTATTGGACAGGGAACCTTGGATCCCGAAAAAGGTTGGGATTAACAAGCCAGGTATGTCAGCAGATGAGTATCTGGAGGGTGAAGACCTTGAGCGATTCAGGGATGATATTTACTATTTGCATGAGGCAATGGCTTGTGAGATTGAGGAGCTAGCAAGGAAATATAACATCCACAAGCAGACCTTGAATCGTTATCTTGAACCGTGGATGATGACCACGATGATCGTAACAGCCACAGAGTGGGACAACTTCTTTGCCCTGCGTCTACACCACGATGCGCAGCCAGAGATTCAGGAACTGGCCGTGAAAATCAAGGCTGCTATGGATGCTTCTACACCACGCCAGTTGAAGTGTTACCAATGGCATATACCATTCATCACTCCTGAAGAGAGTGAGGAAATGCAAGTCCGTATTCAACTTAAAATAGCTACTGCCAGATGTGCCAGAGTGTCTTACTTAACTCATGATGGCACACTTAACAATGTAAAGGATATTGCCTTGCATGACAAATTGCTTGCAGACAAGCATATGTCACCTTTTGAGCATTGTGCCCAAGCAGTGGGAGATTATGATAATGAAGTTTATGGTCAAAATTTGATGTACTTCGGTACTTATCGTAGTCATGTTGAACATGGAAGGATTGTGGAATGAGCATTCTCAGCGGACAGGCTATTAAACAAGCGATCAAATATGGTGAAATTGAGATCTCGGACTTTGATGAGTCGAGACTGAATCCACACTCGTACAACCTAAGGCTTGGGAATACTTTTCTTCAGTATGATGAACATGCTTTGGATTCTGAGGAAGAGGCAGAATGCAATCTAAGTTACATTCCTGCTGCGGGTGTTACCCTGTATCCTGGGCAATTGTATCTGATGCACACCATGGAAACGGTGTGTGCCCACAGGCATGTTCCCATAATTGATGGGAGGTCGTCTGTAGGCCGTCTTGGGATTGGCGTACACATTACCGCCGGATATGGCGATGTTGGCTTTAAGGGCACATATACCCTCGAAGTAACCGTGGTGAAACCGGTCGTTGTGTATGCTGGATCCGAGATTTGCCAGATCAGGTTCCAGACTCTTGAACTTGCTTCGGATGAGCAGGAATTTCCTAAATACAATGGCAAGTACAATGGACAGACAGGGCCAAAGCCATCCGGATGGTGGAAGGAATCAATCAAATGGCACTAAGCGAAAGCCTTGCTGCATTGTTCTCCGGTGTTCACCTATTGTCGCTGGCAAGCGATCCTGGTACTTCCGCTGACTATGCTTTGTTTGTTGACGGACAGAAAGAGGCATTGATCCTGGCGGATCCTGATGGTAATAGAACTTGGCCAGAATGGAAGATTGTGTCGATGTGGCAGCAGGCCGACGAATGTCACTTGGTTCCATTGGTTTGTTCAAAGATCCATGGCAAGTGGTACTACATGGATCTAAACTGGGGCAGTATCCCAGCGATGGTTCCGGATTTTACCACAAAGCTTGTTGAGATTTGGTTCAAAGGGTATACTCCGATTAGTGAATTGTTGACGCACATTGAAAATAGGAGAAGTGATTATGCCAAGTGATCCAGTCAAGCCGTCCCACTACCATGATCAAGACCAGTCAGGCATCCATTGTCACAATGCCCAAAGGGCAATGCTTGGGTCTGATGGTTACAAAGCATACCTTGCAGGCATGGTTATTAAATATACTTGGAGACATGGACGAAAGAATGGTGTACAGGATTTAAGAAAAGCATCTGAATGTCTTAGAATGCTTATTGAAGAATCTTCTTCAGGAGCAGATAATGAGACACAGTTTTCGCCTGACAATTCCACCATCAGTAAACAACATCTGGAGGAGAGGAAAGAAGGGGACCTACCTAGCTCCAAGTTACAGGACCTGGATAGAACTTCATCGTCTGCAAGTCGAATCAGTGTTTGGGGAATCGACTGCGCCGATATCTCTTTGTCGTTTGGAAATAAAGGTGAACGGTGGAACTGGTTTGAGGAAGGGTCGGGATCTGGACAATCTGGCAAAAGCCATCTGCGATCTTCTGGTTAGGTGTTGTGTTATTACCGATGACAATTATGATGTAGTGCAGGGACTGCATTTGCAGTACTTGGGCGGTTACAAGGGGGATACCCCAGCCTACATCGATGTGTCAGTTTTTGAATTAAAGGAATCGGAAAGGAAAATTTGATGTCAAGAAAATTTACATTTAGCCCACCACAGATTCATCCGCCATCGTATGGCTCGTTGGAGCTTACGAGGTCGATTGGATCCAAGACTTGGCTCCCCTTGCCAACAGGTGGGTACATCTGCGTTGAGGTCCTGGATACAGGAAGAACTCAAGCACAGATTCGATTTACCGCTGACAAGACGATCCCGATTATCAAAGGGGAGTCCATTGGAAGGCCTCAGATCTCGGTGAATGACTGGGACGATGACATTGAAAGCCGGATGGATGATCGGTATGCTGGCGATTTTGAAGACAATTTCAACAAGTAGAAGTGAAACGCAAAGTCAATCCTTACTCTGAATTCCTAGTGCCATGTTCCTCCATTGACCGGAGGTTCTATGTGACTTCGTCTAATCAATTTCATGGATTGATTAGTGTCCTGGGCTCTGCCTGGGGAATCGCTGAGGAAGATAAACAGGACCTCGGTGAGACTCTATTAGAAGAGATTTTCTTCTGCGGATACGACTTTTACGATGACTGGTATCCGATCCTCAGTAAGGTCCGGATCATCGATATTAACGACTGGCTTGGTGGATCGAGGAATGCGATCCTGTTTCCAAGTTATGATCCAGCGGTGTACTTTAATGGCCTGACTGGAGGGGTAAACTATCGTCGACGATGGTGCAAGGATTTGTCACATTCCTTGAGAATCACACAAATTTCTGAAATGATTCAGACTTTTTGGGGAATAGATAATGTGATGGAGGCCGGAGCGTATTGTGGGTGGGATGGAATCCTGTTCCACAACCATGAACGCAAAGCAATTGTCGATGTTGCCGTGTTCCCTTGGAATTTATCCGCAGGGATGATTGACAAGGTACATTTTCCATCAAGAAAAATCCGGGCAATGCAAGCCGTCAACAAGGCTTATGGGGTAGTACCCATCCAAGTAGTTGACACCATGTCTGGAATTTACTGGACAGACCTTTCCAAGGCTGCGATAATACCAACCGGGAAGATCTTGGTAACAGCATCAGGACTTCCCAGTGATGAAGAAGAGTCAGAAGGGGTAGGGTTACAGGAACTTCGTCCCCTTGGTGATTTGAATGTGTTATTCAAGGAGCTTAAAAATGTCGATGTTTAAGAAGGCTGAAACAAAAGCAATCAAGTTGACCCTAGGAGTGATTGGCCCATCCGGAGCAGGGAAGACACTATCCAGCCTGAAAATGGCTCGGGGTCTTGTCGGCGAGAATGGTAAGATCGCATTCATTGGTACGGAAGGTGGAAAGGAACAGCTTTACACAAACCACATTCAAAATGGGTTTGACACGCTGACTATCTCAGCGCCATACACTATCGAGAAGTTGCAGGACGCACTTACCGGCGCTGTTGAAGGAGGATATGACATTGTTGTCATTGACAGCCTGTCACATTTCTGGAGTGGTGATGGTGGTGCCTTATCCCAAGTGGATGAGATTGCCAGTGTAAACAATGGGAATTCATCATCTGGGTGGAACATTGTCACCAAAAAGATTGACAAGTTGATCAATCGGATTACTACCTTCCCAATCCATTTGATCCTTACTGTTCGTAGCGAAATTGTATATGACTACAGCAAGGAACCTGGTCAAAAGATGAAGGTTACCAAGCTTGGTCTCACTCCTGTTTGGCGCAGTGGTAAGCAGTGTATCACTTATGAACTTGACAATGTCATGACCATCAGTTCAGACCACATTGCCAAGGTTTCCAAGACTCGTCTGTTTGATATGGCTGACAAGATCTTTAATCGTCCCGATGAGAAACTCGGGAAGATGATTGGTGAAATTGTCAACACTGGCAACTACCTGGCAAAGCCTGTTGGCGATGTTGTTGAAAAGGATGTCAAGCCAGATCCTATTCCTGCCGAAGAGGAAACTGCTACCCTCACCGAGAAGCAAAGGTGTTTGACAAAGCTTGAAGACTTGGCTATTAAAACTGGGCGTGATACCAGCATTTGGTTTACACAATTGGCTACTCACTTTGGTAAAAAGGTAATTACCGAAGTACCTAATAACAAACTGAAAGAGGTCATTGATAAGGTTACTCGGGATCTGGCAATTACTACTCAGCAACGGTAGTCATAACATTCAAGGCCCCTTCATGTGGAGGGGCCTTTTTATTGGAAAGGAGATTGAGATGAAATTTGCTGAGATTATTCCGGGATTGTTGGAACGGAAGAAATACTACAGAAAAGTTGTTAATGTAGTATATATTTTGCAGCTTGGCGATCAAGGGCTTGAGTTTGTAGCCGAGAATAAAAGTTTTAAGTCACATATTATAGAAGAAGAAGATTTGGAATCGGAGTGGCAAGAATATTCACAATGGAGAGAAGTACTTTGGCATGAAGGACTAAAAGCATTTGCTACGAGATCACATACAACTAAGCGAATTATGACAAATGATTGTGGTGATCAGGAAACTTGGATATGTATCAAGGATCCTAAAGAAGTTAGATGTATGGCTTTTGACGAAAGAGATATTACTGCAAAGTGGTACATCCTTGTGGAGGGTATCAAGTGATCTCGGTAGAATTTCAATTGGATTTGCTCAAGCATCGTCTAAAGCATTTCACGAAAATAAAGGATAAGGAATACATCGCTTGCTGCCCAGCACACGGTGACAACAATCCAAGCTTGGCAATCAGTGAATCCGAATCTGGCAAGGTATTACTCCATTGCTTTTCGCATGGGTGTTCTGCCAAGAATATTGTCAGAAAAGCAGGACTTGCATTTTCATCACTCGGCGAGATCATCGAAAGGGACATTGGTCCTGATCTGACCGAAGAAGAAATGAGGCCTGTAGACACAAAGAAGTACGACATATTTTCATGGCCTGTCACAAAGGTGTATAACTACACAGACGATGAAGGCCAAGTTGTACTGAAGGTTACCCGCCGGGATAGCTGCCCGGTTATCCATGGGATTGAGAAGAAAGCCTTCTTTCAATCCTCGAAAAATGATCAGGGAAAGTGGATCAACAAGGTTGTATCAGGAACTGAAATTCCACCATACAACCTCGGGGACATCATTGCAGTTGGATCAAAAGACACGATCTACATCGTGGAAGGCGAGAAGGCTGCTGACGCCCTGGCTGCTGCTGATCGGTTGACCGTAACAACTAATCCTGGCGGTGCTGGCCGCTGGAACAAGATTTCCCATAGATTTAAACATGTGTTTGCTGGCAGGAACATTGTCATCCTTCCGGATGCCGATGCTGTAGGCAGGTCTCATGCAGTCGATGTTGCTCTTGACATGGAATCTGTCGGTGCAGCCTCGATCAAGATTGTTGATTTGTGGCCTAGTGAAAATGATGGCAAGGACATTGTAGATTGGCTAAAGGAGCATGATGTCGATGAATTCCACAACACAGTTCGTGATGCCCGAAGCTTTCAACTGGATCCGAGTACCACGGGATTCAGGCTTCCATGCGGGGCGAGTTTTGAGTCACTTGCTCATCCCGACATTGTTTTACGAGGTCGTAACTTCCTCGTACCGGGCCTGGTTCTGTCGGGCTCCCTCTGTGTACTGGCCGGTGATGGGGGAGTGGGAAAGTCATCCCAGTGCGGTCACCTTGCCGCAAGAGTCTCTCAAGGCAAGTGCGTATTTGGCCTGCCTCCTTCCGCCTATATCGATGGAATCCCAAAAGGTAATGTGATTTGGATTTCCAAAGAAGAAGGTGCTGAGACAGAGATACTACCCAGGTTAATCAGCGAAGGGGCTGCGCTAGAACGAATCTTTGTTCTGCGTGAGGGGAATGTTGACTTGGATGATCCGGACTCGGTACGGGCCCTTCTATCGGCCCGGAAACCGAAACTGGTTATCCTTGATCCGCTGACAAGCTACCTCAGCGGTTCCGAGAACGAAAACCAAGGTATCCGGAAAACTCTTGAGCAGCTTTTGCACATTACCCAAGAACTTCAATTAGACACAGCCTATGTTGGGTTGGTACACTTGAACAAAGGAAGTGGTGATAAAGCCAACGGCGGAGTCAAGCAGGTCCTCGGATCGGTTGGGATTCCCAACTTGTCAAGGTCGACCTTGATGATCACCAGGAACGAAGATGAAGGGTGTTCAGAACTGAAGGTTGTGAAAGCAAACTTCAGATGTAACACAGGAACGCTTCAGTTCAATATCAAATCAATGCTTCCATCGGAAGCAGAACGACGCATCAAAGCCGCAGGGGTCAAGATGGCTGGCAACCCCAAGCGGATTATGCAATCCTTCAGTCAGATTGAAGTGAAGGAATGGATCAATTCCTGTGCAGGAGTTGATGTGGAAACTTCGAGCCAGCCATTTTAGGAGTGTCGAGATGAGTGTTGAAATTGCAAAGCAGGTTGCCGTACAGTTGCTTTCTACGGCACCTCCATCCGGAGTGGAAAAGATCAAGATCGCCAAAGCGATCAAGGACAAACTTGGGCTTCAAGACTGGGCCACGCCTTTTGGATTCATCAAGAAGCTTGAGGAAGGCGGAGTCCTTCACAGCAAGGACTTCTGTTACAATGGGCCAAAGCCTGTGTATATCCCAGGTGGCGGTGGTAATTACCCCAAGCCAAACATTGCCCCAGAGGCCATGGCAAAGTATAAACAACAAGTCCTCGACCATTTGGCTACCAAGCCGGAAGGAAAGGACTTTAAGGACCTTTTCACAAGGACCATAGAAACCCGAGCAGCAATGAATGCTGCGATTCAGGAACTGAAGGAAGAAGGCAAGATCGTCTTCGCTGGCAAAGATGACGCAGGTAGTTGGTACATCGCTCTTAGGCGTACTACCCGTACCCCAGCGTATGTTGACCAGGTAGATCCTAGTCAGCCAAAAACTGCAACACTTCCTCCAGAATCTGATTTACCTTTTTAGGATCTTGGTGGTATGATGGTAGTGTGCGCTGGAAAGACGGCCACACGAAGCAATCGTCCAACGGCAGGATCCGGAAGTTGTACGCCGGGATAGAGGTTCGACTCCTCTTTGCTTCGCTTACCAGTACGGCCTAGTAATTCATTGAACCGTTCAGTGAGGCAACAGGGTGAACTCTGTACTGGTAAAATATTTGCGCTGGGGTAGGAGGGGATGTTTTAGCACTTTCCTGTCACTCCACATGCTTTTGCTGAAGGCGAAGTGCGTCAAGCAGAGGTTCCCCAGTGCAATAATCTTACCGAAGGACCGGTAGAATGAGAGCCTAGTCTTGGAAACAAGCTAGGCTTTTATTATTTGTGGATAAAATATGAAATTTTCAAGTCAAGCTAATCAGACAAAATCAAACAGTGTTATTGAATCTATTACAAGCGTAATTTTTGGTTTTATTTTATCTATCTTACTGCAACCGTTTGTGTTTATTTTTGTTGGCATTCAGGCATCAAGCGTTCAAAATATTTTTGTTGTAGTAGTGTTTACATTTATAGGTTTAATTCGCACCTATGTAATAAGAAGGATTTTTAACAAATGGAACTAGATAAAAATTATAATGGTATACTGCATTGTTCTTTTAGTGGAGGAAGGACGAGTGCGTATATGACAAAATTATTGAAAGATTATTTTACAAACGCCAAGTTTATTGTTACATTTGCTAATACTGGAATTGAACATCCTAAAACATTAGAGTTTGTAAAAAAGTGCGATGATTTTTTTGGATTTAATACAATATGGTTGGAAACAGATGTATTTCTTGGAGTCAGGAAGTCTTGTGGATTTAAAATCGTTGACTATTATTCAGCGTCTAGACACGGAGAACCTTTTGAAAAAGTAATACAAAAATACGGTATACCTAATGTTTCGTTTCCATATTGCACAAGAGAACTAAAATTAAACCCAATAAATTCATATTTGAAAAGCCTGGGCATAAATCACAAATCCGTTCCGACAGCTATTGGTATTAGGGAAGACGAGCGTAGAAGGGTTTCCTCCACAGCAGGAAAATTGAATTTGATATATCCTTTGGTTTACTTGTTTCCCACTGTAAAACACGAAATACTTGATTTTTGGAAACAACAACCGTTTGATTTAGGAATAGAGGAATTTGAAGGCAATTGCCGTGGATGTTTTAAAAAATCTACGGCTAAACATTTTATGCAATTAGACAAGGATAATTCTGCTTTTGATTGGCATTCCAAAATGGAATCTAAATATGCTTTTACAGGACCTCAAAAAGGATCCAGAGTATTTTTTCGTGGAAACACATCTTCTTTACAATTGCAAATGTTATGGAAATCAGAATCTAGTAATAAATTAAATATTCCTACAATTTTTGAAGATAACGGATGTAGTGAATCATGTGAATTATTTCCAATGGAGTCTTACTAATGAACTTTGCAGACCAGCCTAAGGAAACAAGATACGCAAGCTCTGCGGAGATTACCCAGCGTATTCTCCGCACAATCTCCGGAAAGCTTCCGCTGGAGTATCAAATCAAGTCCACTACCGGAGGTGGAATTGATGACATTTCCGGAAACGATTGTGTTGTGAAATCTCCGACAGGAGATTACATAGTCCAGATCTCGACAAGACCTCTGTACCATTTTGCTTATCAGGATTTGTTG